ACGCTGACCTTCCATTGACTTACTACCAGCCTTATCATGAGAAGAGAGTGAAGGCATGTCAGCAAAGTCACCTAGGTGAACAATGATGTCAGGCTTCATATCTACTGCATAACGACCGATAGCATCAAGGAAAGCAAAGTCATCACCAGGTCTGATCTGAGTATCTGGTATTACCATGATACGTTTACTCATAATTAATTCCTATGCCCATAAAAGTCTACATCATCAGTTACATGACGGCACCCTTGAGGATCAATATCACAATTAGGATATGCAGGACACCCTAAATGATAATGATCTCCTGTGTTACCATTAGGACCTATGATATCAATACGTTCTTCATCCCATTCATCAGCTGTATCTTCATCAATAGGTTCTTCTGATAGTTGATCGTTAGGATCTAGTGGTTTACTCATGATGGGATACCTCCTTCTTCTTTAAATAGATCTAATTCTTGTTGTGCATCTGATTCTTGAATCTTGATGATGCCATTGAACACTAAGTTCTTGATTGCATGGTCCATTAAGAACCCAGCTTCAGCTTCTGTAACACTGAAGTCAAAGTCTAGACTACCATCTTCTTCATTGCGAACACAATTGTTTATACGCATTTAACCAATCCTTTCTAAAGTCAAGCCATTCAAAGTTATTAAGTTCAGCCCACATCGCATACGTTGTCTTACTACCTCTGTGTAACTTATTCGATGCATTCTGAAATAACATTATTATTCTGATGTCTGGATTACACTCTCTAAACCATAGCATCTTCTTGCGAGTTTCTAGATCTAGTAACCCTTTAGCCTCAAGATAGATCTCTTTACTCGCATCTGTTTTAAAGTCTGGAGTATAGGTTCTTTCTTGTACTGGTTGAGTAAACTTAAGTCTAGTTGGTTCATACTCTACTGAAGGATATTCTTTTATTAGTGTATTCCAAACCTTTTCTTCTAACTTACTTTTGAACTTGGGCATTTAGTAGTTTCTCATATCGAGCAGCATAGCTATCTCCTTCATGACGTAGTAACCATAGGCACTGAGAATCCATTAAGAAGTTTCCTTTACCAATAAGAGATAGACTGTGTACTTTATCGAACATAGCCTGCTCAGTAGTAAGTCCAGCTAAAGCTTTGCGGGCTTTAACTTCACCTAATCCTGGGATACCCTTAACGTTGTCAGAAGAATCTCCTTTAATGCATTGCTCATAGAATAGTCTAAGACCCTCTAACTCTGTTTGTTCTACAAAGTTATCAGGTCTAGACCAACTAAGTGTACCTATAGCCCATTGAAAATGTTTCCCTGGAACCTGTAACATATCCTTATCTAGAGAGCAGATAGTAGTAGTACCTCCCACCTTATCTTGGTGAATAGACATAGCATCATCTGCTTCTAGAGTATCAGGAGCCCACTCAGCCCCTAGCTTGTCAAGTGCATACTTCTGTAATGCAATCAAGTGCTTAGGCTTAGGAGCTGTCCTGTTAGCTTTATACTGTGGGTTAATAGTTTTACGGAAGTTACTTGGTCCTGTGAGGAAAGCTCTGTAAGAGGTAGCACCAACCTTAGATTGAATGCCCTCAAACAGATCTTTCATCCTAGATACGGCTATGCCCACTGGTTCTTCTTCAGCACTGGCTGCACTACGAAAGCAAACAAGATCCATATCTATAAGGGCAATCATTATACAGCTACTCCTTCAGGGATAGAATCAGAAGACTCATACTCAATTAGATTATTAATTACTAAGGTATTAAGAGTAGGAGAAGTACCTTTCTTACCCTTGAACTCCCAATCATAACTAGCTACAACGGCAACTGCATCACTACCATTACCGATACGAATATCAGTAGCGATAGGTACGCCATTACTATCAGTAGCTTTGATAGGAAGGGTAGACTTACAGGTAATGTAGTGTCCTCGGTCGTATTGGTCATCATCACGTTTGTTTACCTTGATACCTAATGTTGATAATTCTTTAACAGCCTCTGGACTTAAGTTAGCTAGGTCTACTTGATACTTACCTGACATCTCGTTAGTCTCGTTTAGTTGAGCCCAGAATAGTTTTGCTTTGATTTTAATTGCCATCTTTAAATACTCCAATGTCTATATACGTTTACAATAATGTGAATACAAGTTACTACTTCTAACACTGTGATCCAAGTCTTACTAGAAGGGAACATCGTCATCTCCTAAAGAAGTATTATTAACTTCCGTGGTATTGACCCATTGTTCGTAACCTCTTTTATCTTCTTGAACCTCTACATCTACTTCGGTACCCTTAGTCCAGTTGCTTGCAGCTTTGTACACATGTTTGTTTTTCCAAGAGAATAGTCTCCAGGATTTAACTTGGTCCTCAGTATCTCTAAAGATAACTTCTATAGCTTGATACTCTAAGCCATTAGCTGCTTGATGGGCTGTGGGGGTACCTACATCCACAATTTTAATTCTAAGCATTTACTTCCTCCATGTTGCCCCAATCAGGTCCTACTTCACACTGAACCCTCATAGGTAGGTTAAACTCCGTACCAAATATCTTTTTAAAGTTAGCTGGTACATCGTTGAAACAGTTATTAACTAACTGCACTAGACTAATATTATCCCATACTTTGGGATCAAAGTCAAGTATTATTGAGTCGTGTACTGTGTTTACCATTAAGACTCCTTCTTTACCTTTCAATCTGTTGCGTAGTGATACTCGAGCTAGAGCCATGAGATCTGCACCTAGCCCCTGTACTGGGTAGTTAAGTATCTTAGTACGAGGGAACTTAACCTTACCATACTTAACCTCAGGCTCAAACTTATAGAACCTACCAGTAGGCATATCGATACGACCATCACGCATAGCACGTTCTAGTAGTTGATCATGCCATACCTTTAGTCCTGCGTACTTTTCGTAGAACTGGTCGATAACTCCTTGCCAGAACGTTTCATCTCCAATACTTGAGAAGTTAAGATCATTCGCATAAGAGTACGCTGATCCTCCGTAGATGAGTCGAAACACGAACGTTTTAGCAATAAGTCGACTTGGTAGTCCAAATCTTTGTTGGTTGTCTGCATGCTGGTCTACTCCTAAAAGAATCTCATCGATAGCTACTTGATCTTGACTTAAGTATGTGGCTCCTACCCACTCTAATTGTTTAGCATCTGCTTGTAGTAACATCTAGTAGAGATCCTCCCATAATCGTTCTATATAAATATCTTTCTCGTATGCATCAAGTAAAGCGAGAATAGAAGAGACCTTTGATTCCTCCGTCGAAGTTTTGCAGGTTTGGTTTACTACTTGACAGACGTCCTGTACGAGCGACGCATTGATTAAGTTGTCCATGTATCTTGTTCTCCTTCCAGTTAAGTTCAGCTGATAGCTTAAGCAATCCTCTGTAGTACGTTGACACTCTCTTCTCTAACTCTGATCTCTTTAAGAGAGTTTGAATAGCTTTGAGAGAGTGTTGGTTTCTACTCTTAAGAGACTTAAGTGTAGCCTCATCAGTAGAGAAGTAACCTTCTTTAGCTAACTCTGAACCTCTAGGTGGAGTAAAGAGTCTAGGTAATTCAACTACATAGTCTTCCCATTTTTCTTTGACTTCTCCTTTACGAGCACCTGTCTTGTAAAAGCCAGCAGGTACTTTGCGAGAAAGCTTAATGCTTCCGCCATAAAGTAAGCAACTGAGATGATCACCGCTATTGGGATTAAAACTATCACAGTTATGGTACTGATACAACTCGTTATCCAACTCGACGATTTGTGCATCCAATTCATTTGCTAATTCCTCACTCTTTGTTGCGTTATATAATAGACCATTGTATTCCATTTCTTGTAGAACCAATAGATCTTGATTGTGTATACTGATTAGTCGCTGTAGTTGTAACCCACCAGCTTTAACTTCTTCTAACTGTTTGAGATAGACTTGGTAAGTTAGATCTAAGTCACCTTGTAGATACTCTTCTAAGATAGATTTAGGTATGTCTGGTGTATCTATTCCATTCTTCCAATACTCAGTACTAACCACATCAAGCTTAGTACCCAGCCCATAATGAGCAGCGACACCATTGAGAGATGGGTAGCTTGCCTCTTGTCCAGTAAGTATAAAGTGCACAAGCTGACAATCCCAAATACGTTTAGAGCCAAAAGAAATTCCATATCTATTTATCCAATGTAAGTCAAACTTAATGTTGAACCCTATAAGTATATCACAATCATCAATCTTTTGTTGGATCTCTTGAAGCTTAGGTACATAGGGATCATGAGAGTATTCTATATCGAATAGTTTATCTCCGATGCCTACATAGCAAAGCTTATTAGTCTGATCAAAAGGATTACCCTTGTTAGAGATTGTTGTTTCTACGTCTAGTACTAACTCTTTCATCGTAATCCTTTAATAAGTAATGTTGTATAAGTAATGTTGTTATGATACCTAAACCAAAAGCTTGGTAGTAACATTGAATGTATTCAATAAATAGTTGCATGCCATATGTCCCATGTTGTCCACACATCTCCAAGTTGATTGTAAGTTTTCTTAGCAATACCGTATGGTGGAGTTACGGATGCTAATACTTTGCTATCTCTGATTTGATACTTAGCACCTATCTCTATCAGAGGTTTGTTCCGTAACTCATGCTCATAAGGTAAATCATTTAGTATCATTAGAGATCCTCATACCTAGCTACCTCTGCCCTAATCAATACCTTAGCACTACCGTGTCGTTTCTCTGGTAGAGTATCCTTGTCACCTAACAGTTTGTTTTTACAGATGTTAAAGTATCTGAATCGACTAGTGTTATCTGACTCTTTACCAATGCCTAAGATCCAGTCAGCTTCGCCTTGCTTCGCAGTCTTGCTGCCATCAACCATGTCCATCGTTAACCAAGTCTTACCCTCTGCTTCACCTGAAGCTTGAGATACAGCAATGACTGGTGCATAGTTCTTAGAGATCTCACGAGCCCATTGATAGATAGCCTTGAGTTCTAGATCCTTACGCTCTGCTTTGAAACCTTTAAGTTTATCGATCTGATCAAAGATGATAAGTGCTGGGTTAGCAGTCTTAAGAATCTGTTCTATGCGTTGGATAGAAGATGAATCCTCGAAGTCGTAGATCTTAATCTGATCTTTAGTCTTCATGTCATACACCTTCTGATTGCGTTCTAAGTCACCCCATAGAGAGTCAGTAGTCATACCTAGAACAGCTTGGAAGCATCGAATACCAACCTTGTTGCCTTGCTCCTCGTTGTTGAACCACAAGATGTTACCATCTGTTTGTTCTACCATGTGAGAGATCTCACTAGCAAGGAACGTAGTCTTACCTGTCTCAGGTCTAGCAAATATAAAACCGAAGTCACCCTTGCGTAGAGAACCAAAAGATTCATTCAAGAACTTAAGTCTCCAACGCAGCCCAGGTGTTGCTACTTGGGAAGTATATAGATCTGCTAGATTCATGTTGACAGTGACAGGAGTATTGTCTTCTACCTCTTGTAACTCTAGGTTAGAGAACAGAGCAAGTAAATCTTCTACTGGAGTCCTACCATCCTCTACATC